GGGTTCACACCCCAGTAATTTTTGGATTATAACCACGTTTAGTATTTTGATCTACGTATTGTGAAGATTCCGCATATTTCATAATATTCTTCATATCACCTATAAAGACTGCTAGGTATTCTGGTTTTAAAATTAATATTTTTCTTTTCTTTTCATTTTCCAAAACTTCATATTCATAATTACTTACTTCTTTAATGGATGTAGTTGTAATTTTAGACGTATTTGTATTAGTAATAGAAATTGCTTCAACGTTTCTTGTTACTTTTATTTTTACACCATTTATGGGAGGTTGAAAAGACATAAGAATTTTTATTTTATTTAGTTTTGTGGTTTGTATTTAAATACTGGGACAATCGCACCATCTACGTTTTCTCCTACAATTTCGTATAATAATGGATTGAGGACTATATCATTTTCAAATATAATATCAAGAACTTGAATGGTAGTATTTTCAGTTCTTCCTTTTACTGTGGTCTCTCCTCCCCAACTGGCAGGCCAAGTGTCTAAACTATTTGTGATACTAATATCAATTTTATTTTGTCTTCCACTAATTTTTAATGAAGATAAATTATATCCAATGTCTTTTATAATTGCCTGTGTGGTTTCTGTTCCACCATTATAAACAGGAAGATATTGATTTAAATTGATTGTAATGACATCTGTATCTTCTTTTGGAAATTCACCTAAATTATAACTATTAAATTGTCCTGGACCAGTTGCAACTGTTGTTTGTTTTCCTGAGTCAACTTGATATCCACCAGGAACTACAACACGTCCATATTCGTCTCTAAACTCTACGGTTTCGTAATGATGAACTTTTCCAAGTTCTTCTTCACTTCCATACTTATCAAGTAGATACTTATAAAAACTATTATTATCTAAAGGCCAATTTTGATTGATATTTGTAATATTATTGGTTATTAAAATTACCCAATCGAGTTCTGCATTATCATAAACTTTTGCAGCAACTTGGTCTGGTCTTTCATTATCAACAATTTGATAATAATTAAAGGCAGTTATAGCACTCGCAATATCTTCTCTTAATTTTGCTCTTTTGAATATATTTTTAGTTAAGACATAATCAGTATTGAATGACTGATTAGGAAAATTCGCAATATATTGGAAATTTGGAAGTTCTCTAAAGTATCCCATTTTAGTATCCTACGTCGTCTGGGTAAACTTTTGCATTATTATCACCAAGATTGTCAAATATTGTTTCTTGGTAGTCATTTTCATATACAGGTTCAATTTCTTGGAAGTTTAGAGACATCTGCACAGATACTGGTTGTCCTTCGGCATAAGCAGCCCACTGACCGTCAGGGGCATAAATTACATTCATATTAACAAGAGCACATATCTTAAATTTATTTAATCCAGATATTTCTTTATCTCCTGTTTTGTATGAAAGTTTAAAAACATTTGGAGTTCCAAGAAAAAGAGAAGCAGCACCAGCACCAGACTGTGAGTTTAATTTTCTTGGAGCACTACCTTGCTTAAACATACGAATAATTCTTTTCACATTTCTTGCTTCTTTAGCACTTCTTGGGCTCATACGCCAATTGAAACCAAATGAACGAAGTGTTGGTCCTTGGAATAATAGTTCCATATTTGAGTTTGGAACAATTCCAAATCCTCTTGCTAAAATAGTTTCTGCTGGAACTTCAAAACCAGCAGTTTTTGCTATTAATGAAGTTATTGCTGCTTTAACTTGTTGATTTCCCATCAATCCAGCTAAATTTTGAATTCCTGCAGCGTCTGCTATTGTTAACATCTGTCTCAAAGTTGCATCGGGCAATTTGATTCCGGTCAAAGCATTAGTTATTTCTGTTCCAAGTGAAAGTAGTCCCTGCCCCAATCCTGCTTTCAATGGGTCTTTATTAATGTTACCAGCAACTGCTGCCGTCATATTATTCATTGTATCATCACCCCAACCCACAGCATTATTATCTTGAATACCAGAAGGAATTGGTAAAACGACAGTGGCAATTGATTTTTTTAAAGCACTATTTCTTTGTAGTCCTTTTGTAAAAACTCCTGCGAAATCAAAATTTTTGTTTGTAAAAAGATCTCCCGTTGGTGGTTGATAACGATACATTGTAATTTGTAATGTATCTTGTTGATTTTTTAAAATATCAATTGGGTATAATAAAAGACCACTATCTTTGAAAATTTTTTCTTCATTGCTGCTATCAAAATTGAGATTAGCAATATCATTAAGATTTATTGTTCCTGATATTGCTGATGATATACCTGGATTTGTTCCTGGAAAACTATTGTTTACTCCTGCTGGATCATTTTGGTGTTTTGGTGTTGCACTATTATTAACTACATTCTTACCAGCAGCACCTCCTTTTGCTTGATATGCTGCATATACCTCCTTTCTTATATCTACTGACAGTTGTTGAGCAAATGGGGTCATCTTGGTTGGGTCACCATCTACAAACAATTTTGGGTCTTTTATTGCATCACCTCTAAAAGTACCATTTTCATAAAATATTGCATTTCCCGTTAATGTATCATAACCAAATGCATTTTTTTCTTTTAATTCGTAATTACCAGTTTTTGAATCATATCTAATTCCAAGTTCAAGGCCCAATGGTCCTACAGATGAACGATAGAAATTATCTTTTAATACTTCATAAGCCATCTATGGTGCGTCCCAAACTTTGGTTTTAAATACTGGTTGACCTCTTTTATCAACAAACTTCTCTGTTGGAAGCAATGATACTTCTCTCCATTCTTTTTCAGGCACTTTGAAGAATTCAGTCATCACTCCAGAGAAGAGGTATTTATGTAAAGTTTTCTTAGGTGCGTTTACAATTCCTTCTTTATTTAGAAAGGATTGTGCGACACCTCCACGATATTGTGGATTGAGATAATGAAGATTTGCTCCAAGAAACCAACCTTCATTAAAACTAATATCCAAAATATAAGACAAAGGGTGTTTATCCCAGTATTCATATTTTTGTGGATACTTTGCAGAATACAAAAAGAAAACTAAATCTCCTGGTTTTATAAATCCAGTATCTGCTTCGTTAATATCTCTATTTTGTTGATTTCTCAATTCATTCATTAGTGAATTGGTCCACCAATCAATACTACGATATTTGTTGCCTGCTTGTTTTCTAATGTCGTCTGCGATCATTTTACGTTAATCCCCAATTCTTTTTCCGTCATAATCTTGAACTCATAATTTCTATCGGCACACCAATTTTTTGCTGCCTCCCATTTTGCTTGATTGACTACCCACATTTTTACTGAATAAGCCCAAGACTTTGTTCTTCTTTTTGGGTTTGTTTCGGGCATTTTTAAGTCTTTTGCTGGTTTGATTTCAACGACAAGAGTTCTATTATTTCCATCTTTATCTTTATACTTTACAAAGAAGTCAGGGAAGTATCTGTGATACTTATTATCAATTGGTGAACGGTAGGAGATGCAAAATTCTTCACTTTTCCAGGAATTCACACTTTCGGTCAAATCGCAATATTGCATAAACTTTAATTCATAAGAAGACCTATATACGATATTGGATGGGTTTCCGCCATACTTTTGTGGATTGTGGGGTCTATATTTCCCCTGTCTATATTTACTATCTTCGTTACGAGGCATACATAGTATAAACACTTAAGATATTTATAGATGGCTGCACCAACTCAAGACAGAGGGTTTCCAAAAATAGGACCACTATACCTTAAGATGACTGATGGTTCCCCATCAAATGGGATGCCTTCAGCAAGAGATATTTTTGGTAGTCTATCTCTTACTAGTCAATTCAAAGTATCATTACATTTAACAAATGTTGATGCTGGTGGAAGTGGATTGATGGATTGGTTACGCAAATCTAATGTTATTACTGGAAATCAAACAAAAAATTATGTATATGACTTTTATTGTGCGGAAGCAGTTATTCCTGGAGTACAGTTTGATGTAACAGAAGAGGCAGGAAGTCGTCAGGGAACAATTGAGAGATTTCCAACAAGAAGACTTTTCCCAGAATTCACGATGACCTTTTATGTTGATAATGAATATAATTTAATTCGTCTTTTTGAGGAATGGATGAATTATATTAATCCATTATATGGTGATATTGATACTGATGCTGGTTTATTACCACCAAATCCATTTGGACAAGGGGATCGTTTGGGAAAAGACAAAACAAATTTCTTTAGATTTAGATATCCAGATGATTATAGAAGAATTATATCACTTACAAAGTTTGAGAGAAATTTCAATAGTGATAACCCAAAAAATATAAAATTCTCACCACAATTAACTTATAGAATGCTTGAAGCATTCCCAACAAATATTACTGCGATGCCTTTGACTTATGAGGGAAGTCAAATTGTAAAAACAACAGTCACATTCCAGTATATAAGATATGTGATGGAAAAGAATTACGGTAATTTACGCAAATAAATAAATTTAATGATTGAATAAATTATGCCTTTACCTAAGATTGCTACACCCACGTATGAATTGGTTTTACCATCAACTGGAAAAACAATTAAATACAGACCATTTCTAGTCAAAGAAGAGAAAATATTAATTCTTGCTCTTGAAAGTCAAAGCACAAAAGAGATCACAAATGCAATCAAGCAAGTATTAAAGGATTGTATTGTAACTAAAGGTATTAAAGTAGAAACACTTCCCACTTTTGATATTGAATTTATTTTCTTAAATGTTCGTGGTAAGTCAGTTGGAGAAAGTCTTGACTTGATTATAACTTGTGGTGATGATGGAGAAACACAAGTTCCAGTAACTGTGTTTATTGACCAAATTAAAGTTGAAGAAGACCCAGAACATAAGAGGGATATTCAACTTGATACTGATTTGGTTTTGAGAATGAAGTATCCTTCATTGGACCAATTTATTAAAACTAATTTTGATTTTAGTGCAGAACAAAGTTCATCAAATATTGAAAGGTCTTTTGATGTAATTTCATCTTGTATTGATGTTATTTTTAATTCAGAGGAAAGTTGGTCTGCTGTTGATTCTACCAAAAAAGAATTGACTGATTGGATTGAAACTTTAACCCCAAATCAGTTCAAGGAAATTGAGAAGTTCTTTGATACGATGCCTAGACTTTCTCATACGGTTAAAGTCACAAATCCAAAAACTGAAGTTGAAAGTGTTGTAAAGTTGGAGGGTTTAACGTCTTTTTTCGGTTGAGTATGGCTCATATGGAACTAGAGTCATATTTTAGAATTAATTTTGCCTTGATGCAGTTCCATAAATATTCATTAACTGAGATAGAAGCAATGATTCCTTGGGAGAGGGACATTTACTTAGCACTTCTACAGCAACATATTGAAGAAGAAAAATTAAAACAGCAGCAACAACAAAATGGTTAGTTCTGTTCTTAGTCCAGAAAAAGTAGTAGGAAGACAGAATACAAATAAAGCAGCAGCACAGAACTTTATTTCGGGTGGTTCTGTACTTGGTGCTTCTGTTGCTAAAAGTGCTGCAAATAAAATTGTAGGTTTTCAAAGAGCAGGAGCTCAACCAGCACCTTCAGCAACAAGTAGTATTGTAAGTACAATATCTACAAATATCAATAATAATGTAACGAGTACAATTAATAAAACACTCCAAGGGTTTTCTGCTGATTATCAAAAAAGGATAAAACAAGTAGATGACGCAAAACCAATTGGTGTTCTTGGTAAGTTTTTAAATGTTTACAAGACTGCGTTAGGTTTTATACAATTCTTTGGAAATAAAAAAAATATTGATAAAGTAAGAGATAATTTAGATGCACTTAAAAAATCATTTACTGAAAGTTTTGAGGTTGCAAAATTAATTCGTCAAGTTATAATCAAAATCGTAAAACAATTATCAAATCTTCCTGTTGCTTCACCTTCTGGTGGTGGAGGATTGAATCTTGATGTTGATATTCCTGGTGGTGGATTGAAGAAATCTGCTCCAAGAGGACTTGGAAGAATGAGGGGTGGTGGAGGAAAAATGCTTGCTCTTGGTGCTGGTGCATTAGGACTTGGTGCTGCTGGTGCTGGTGCAGTGAATGCTCTTTCTGATAGTCCACAGGCACAAGCAGCAGGAACATCACCAGAAATTCCTGGAGATATTGGTGATAGATTTTCTTCAATTGTTGATAGATTTGCAAATGTAGTCAGCAAATTATTCAATATGAAGAACGAAAAATCAAAGGGTTCTGCTGGTTCTGCTGGTGGAGGAGGTAGAAGTGGTAGTCCTGGTAGTCCTGGTAGTCCTGGTAGTCCTGGTGGTGGAGGACCAGGCAAGGGAGTAAATGCTGGAGATATAACTGCAGATACTGCAGAAGAAAAAGCATTTATAGCAACGGTAAGAGAAGCAGAAGGAACTGCTGGTCCAAAGGGCAAAGATACTTTCTTTGGTAGCACTCAATTTGGGGGGGATTTATCAACAAAAACAGTAAATGAAGTCGTAGAACTACAAAAACAATATTTAAAAGATCCCAAATCTAAATTCTGGAATGCACAAAAAGGAAAGTGGGATAATTCTGCTGCCGTTGGAATTGGACAATGGATGGAACCAGAAGTTTTAGTTAAACAAATGGGATTGGACCCATCCAAAGAAAAATTTACAGAAGAATTTCAAAATAAAATGCTTCTATTCATGGCAAAACAAAGAGGAGTAGATGTCATGAATATGAATGAAGAACAGATGAGAAAGGCAAATAAAGTTTGGGCTGGTCTTGGTCCAGAATATGGACAAACAAAGAGAACTATAAATCAAAGCATGAAAATGTATAAAGAAAATCTCCAAGAAGCTAGAACACAAACAAAAGCAAAACCTGGACAAGGTGGACCAGATTTACCAGACTTTATGCTTTCGCCGCAGAAAAGAGAAGAATTAAAACTTTCTGCTACAAATGTCTCACAACCACCACCATCCCAACAGCAACAACAACCTGTTGTAATGCCGATTAATTTGGGTGGTGGAGGACAACAACAATCAGGAGGAGGTAGTAGTGGAGGAGGTGGTGGTGGTTCACAAGGTAGTGGTCCATCAGTTCCATTTTTACCAACATCAAATCCTGATAATTTCTTGGTTCTTTATTCTAGAATGGTTTATAATATCGTTGACGGATAATGAAAAAAACACTTTCTTCTCCATTAGTTGCTGCTGCTAATAATATTGTTTCACTTGGTTCAAGGTCAAACTCTTTACCAAGATTTCAACGTGATTTTAATGATTTTAGTAAATTTCTAAAAGTAGAAAAAAGATCATTAGAAAAATTAAAACTACCAGACAAGAAAAAAATAAGAGCACTTGCAAGTTTAAATATCGCAAGTAATTTTGGAAGACCAGGAAATCTATTGAGTTCTTTGTTTAGTGGAGCATTAGACCTTGCTGGATTTGTTGGTAATATGTTTCCAGGCAGAGGAAAATTTGGAAAACCACAAAGACCATCAAATGTAAAACCACCACAACCAACACTTAAAGGACCACGATTGAAACTGGGTGGTATGAGAGCAGTTGGTGTTGGTAATGCACTATTTGCTGGACTTGATTTTGCGACTGGTCTTGCGGAAGGTGAAAGTGTAGGAAAAGCAGCAGCAGGAGCAGGTGGAGCACTTGCTGGTGGATTGCTTGGTGGAGTAATCGGACAAACACTTATTCCTATTCCTGGACTTGGTTTTGTGATTGGAAATATGGCTGGTAGTTTTCTTGGTGGATATGCTGCTGATAGGGTATATGAAGGTGGAAGTTCTCTTAAACAAAAACTTGCTGAACGATTAAAAGGACAAGAAGCAAAACAAAAAGCACTTACTGGTGGATCTACTTCTTTTGTTGATTCTATAAGTAAATTCGAACAATCGGTTGGAAAATTTGAAGAATTTATTAATAAATCATTTGCTTCTGTAGTAAATGCAGCAGCAGCTGCTGCTGGTTCTGATGAAATGATGTTGGATTATGGTTTAGATCCAGATGCAATTCCCGATTCTCCTGAAATTCCGGGGGACCTTCCAGAAATGACTGCTGAAGGTGGAGACATTCCAAGTAGGGTTGTATCTTCTTCTTATGGATGGAGATGGGGAAGAATGCATACTGGTGTTGATTACCCAAGACCGGATGGGACTCCTGTAAGTGTAATTCAACCAGGAACCGTTACTTCTGCTGGATGGAATGATGGTGGATTCGGATATATGGTTATGATTTCCCATCCTGGTGGTAATACAACTCTTTATGGACACTTAAGTAAAATATCAGTCAAACAAGGACAACAAATAGAACCAGGAACTGTTATTGGAAACACAGGAAGTACAGGGAGGTCTACTGGACCTCACGTCCATTTTGAAGTTAGAAGAGGAGGAGGTGGAATTCAAATACCTACAAGTGAGGGAGATAAGTACTTTAGATTTGGTGGAAATGTAAAAGTAAAACCAAAATCAGGAGCATCAGGAAAACCAACAGCAGTTCTTATGGCAGGAACAAATGATTATGGAGACCCAAAATCTGGTGCTGCAGGAATTACTAAAGCAATTAAAGAATTGCAAGCAAAGGGATATGATGTAGTTGTAGTTCCACCATCAGAACAAGGTGCATATGCAAATGTATCAAAAGAAGTGCAGAAATCTGCTTCTGCTGCTGGTGCTAGTATAGAGAAAGGTCAATATAATCCAAATGACCCAACAAGAGCATATACTCATCTTCTTCCAGATTCCGCAAAAGCAATTCAATCAAAATATAAAGGTGCGACATTTGTTGGGGATAGTAATGCAGAATTTATGCCAGGTGCAAAATCATATAGAAATGAAGGTGCAAATGCGATTGCGGATAAAATCAAATCTGCCGTTCCTATGGCTCCTCGGGCAAAACCTGGAATAGGTGGAGCAGAAGCAGACCATAAAATGCTTGAGATGTATAAACAAGGATTGATAAATCAAATGAGTAATTATCCATCATATAATCAATCAGGTGGTGGTGCTTCTGTGATTATGCCTATAATGATGGGTGGAGGTGGTGGAGGACAACAAAGACCAGTCTATATTCCCGTTGGAGGGGGTGGAGGTGGTGGAACTGTGATTATGCCTGGACCAACTGAAGGTCAAGTGGTAAATAGTCTTATGAAAACTATGTTACTCACCAATCTCTCCGCAACGTAATGGCAGCATCAGTAGGCGCATTTAAACCGAATTATTTTACCATTCAAACTTTGGATGGTAAAACAACAGTAGATGTTACAAACTCTTGTTTGTTCTTTGATTATTTTGAGGATATTTTATCTCCTTGTGTGACTGCTATAGCACAACTAATGAATAGTTCGTCCTTGTTTAATATCTTACCAATTCGTGGTGGAGAGAAAGTTACAATTAGTGTTGATACTGCTTTTGGAGAGTTTGTGCTTGATGACTTATATGTTTATAAAGTAAGTAATCTTGATGCTCAAAAGTCAAATGAAATGTTTACGTTAAATCTCGTTTCTCGTGAAGGATTAACAAATGAAACTTCTAGATGTGAAACAATTTATAGAGGAAATCTACAGACTACTGTAACTAAAATTCTTAAAGATGATTTGAAGACTAAAAAGTATAAGAGTGAAAATATAGAAGGAACCTCAAATGATTATTCTTTTATTGGAAATAATCGTAAACCATTTCACGTTTTGACTTGGTTAGGACCAAAGGCAGTTCCAGCAAACGGACAAAATTCAGGAACTTCTGGTGAAGAAGCAAGAGGAACTGCTGGTTTTTTATTTTATGAAAACAAAGATGGATTTAATTTCAGAAGTATTGATAGTTTAGTTTCAAGCACAAAGATACAAATTAATAGTGCTGATAAAGAAAATATACCATATTATCTTTTTACACAGGTGATTGAGGAAAACCAGACAAAAACTAATTTCAATATATTAAATTATAATTATGAAAAGAATATTGATTTGATGAAAGCATTGAGAGTTGGTATGTATGTAAATAAAACTTACTTTTATGATTTGTATTCCAATACTTTGGATATTTACAAGTACAAAGTAAAGGACCAAGTTAAGAGTAAATTGGGTGGTGCTGAAAGTATTGCTGTATCTGATGAATTTGGTGATAGCATTTCTCGTATTATGGTGAGAACATCAGATAGGGGAGGATTAAAACCAGATGGTTCTTTAAGTGATAAGTTGAGAAGTGGTGCTGATATGGCTATGTCTTATTCTCGATACAATTTATTATTCACACAAGCACTAAATATGGTTGTTCCTTGTAATGTTAATTTGAAGGTTGGTGGAATTATTCACGCAGAGTTTCCACGAATAGATAGAAGTACAAATATGACCTCAGATGAAGAGCAAAGTGGATATTATTTGGTTAAAGAATTAAGACATCACTTTGAGGGTGGGCAAATGGTTACGAGTTTGAGATTAATTCGTGATAGTTACGGTCTTTATAGTTCAAATAAATAAGAGAAATGGAACTACAAGAATTTATTAACGATATGTGTGAGGAACTGGAAAATTCTTCATCAAATAAACAAAGAAAAAGATATTTAAAATCACATCTAGAAGAACTTTTAGAATATCAAAAGCATCATCCAGATGCTATTGGAATACCAAGTTCATTTGAATTATTTTGTGATTTAAACCCATACGAACTGGAGTGTAGAATTTACGATGATTGAAGAGGCTTTATTAAAATCCAATTATATTGGAAAGGATGGTTTCAGTTGGTGGATAGGACAAGTTGCTCACCCAGATTATTGGAAAAAAGCAGCAGATTATTTTAATGGTGATTGGAATTATCGTTGTAAAGTAAGAATTATTGGTTATCATCCTTTTTCTGGATCTGTTTTAAGTGATGAAGATTTGCCTTGGGCACAGGTAATGATAGACCCTGCCTTTGGTAGCGCTCAAGGAGGAACAGGAAAAACATTAGATCTAAAAGGTGGAGAAACTTGCTTTGGTTTTTTCTTGGATGGTGATGACGCACAACAACCAGTAGTTCTTGGTCTTCTTCATAGAAGTGATGGAGTTAAGAATTTAATTAGCGAACAGAATGTAAAAGCAGATATGAGTTCAGGATTTAAACCATTTACGGGTCATCCTGGAAGCAAAATACAATCAACACAAAGAGAAGTAAGACAAAATAAAGAAATAGACCAAACTGCAACTACGGAGCAAAGAAACGAACAATCCGCAGAAACTTCACCAATACCAATTTCTTTTGCTAATGCAGCAAATCTTGACTTGGGACTTGATACTAGTGGTGTTCCAAAGAATAGTGTTTCTTGGGATAGTGCAAAAGGATTTACAACAAATATCAACGCATTTGATCCCAAATTAAATTTATTTGGGGATAAATTGGTCTGCCAGGCTCAATCAACTTATGGGATAGAAAAAAAATGTGATAAAACTTATATTGGTGCAAATGGGTGTGAAAATAATTTAATTGGTCAAATCACACAAGTACTTCAAGATTTTATCGCAATTACAAATGGATTGGATCAGTATTTGAGTGCTTTTATTGATCCAGTATTAAATGAAATTGTAGATATTGGAAATTCAATTAAAAATTGTGCTAGACAAATTGGAGGTATTGTAAAATTAATTATTAATAATTTAAGAAATACAATTTTCAAATGTATTACTTGGGCTTTTAGAAAACTTGTTGCTTTAAAAGTTCCACTTTCGCAACAAAAAATTATTTTGGAAGCGATGAAAAAATATTTGGATATTATTTTTTGTATTCTTGAAAAACTACCTGCTGGAATTATTGATTTTATCCAAGGACTTCTTGGTGATTTAGCATCAAATAATATCAATTCACCAGTTTGTGCTGTGGAGCAATGGACTGCTGGAATTTTAGCAAAAGTAATGGATAGTATTGAAAATGCACTTTCTGTAATTATGTCTGGAATTGGTTGGTTGACTGGTGGTCTTTCTACTGTTTCTGGAATTTTAAATACTGCGAGTTCATTAGCATCACAAATTTTTAGTTTCCTTGAATGTACTGGTCTTGCTTGTAAATCTCCAAGTGTATGGGCTTCCAAATTTGGACCAAGTGAAAAGGAAGCAGACGATTGGGAAAAAATGGTTGGTAGTGTGAATGTATTTAAAGGTGTAAGTGATGGGTTGGGTTCAATTGAAGCTGCTTTAGGTGAAACTCCACTTTATGCTGGAATAACTGGGGTATTTAATGATGCATTTAGTCAATGTAATCAAAAAGTTCAAAATCCAACAAGTCAATATGATATTGTACCATTACCAGTTGGATCAAAGTATTCTACTTGTATTCCACCAATTGTTAATATTTTTGGAGACGGTATAGGTGCGAGGGCAATACCAATTGTTGATAGTACTGGATCTATATTTTCAGTTGAAGTCATAAGTGGTGGTATTGATTACACGATTGAACCAACGATTATGATTGTTGATAATTCAGGATATGGAACTGGAGCATACGCAAAAGCAATCGTTACAGATGGTTCCATAACTTCAATTTATTTGACTGCTACTGGTTCTGGGTATTGTCCTGGAAATTATACAAATCTTCTTGACCCAAATAATCCTGGCATTACAACAAACCCATCTGGTATTACAACAACTATAAATCTTACTTCAACAAAATATGCAATTAATGAAGGTGATAGTTTTGATATCAATACAACCAGTAAAAACATATTAGACGACACACTAGTTAAATATGAAATTACAGGAATAAGCAATAAAGCAATTGGTCAAAGTTTGACTGGAAATCTTACTGTTAAAGATAATAAATCTTCAATTACTATTGATACATTTAAAGATATAATTGATAGTTCTAAAGTATTGAAATTCTCATTACCAGAATATGATAAGTCGGTAGAAATTTTTGTTAATAAATTAAACAAACCACAAACAGGAAAACAACAATATTATTTGACTTCAACAAAATCTGTAATTACAGAAGGTCAATCTTTTGTTGTTAATTTGGTAACACAAAATGTTGAAAATAATACAATAGTTCCATATACAATTACTGGTATAACAGATGGATTGTTGAAAAATCAATCATTAAGTGGTGCTTTTACTATTTTAAACAATCAATCAAAAATTAATATTGATACGAATGAAGGAATAATCAAAGATAGTGAAATATTTAAACTATCTCTTAATAACAAATTGTCTTCAGTTTCGGTATTAATCAAACCAATAATTGATCCAAATAAACCAAAACCAGGAATAGGTAGTGATGTATCTGGTTGCGTTCAAAATATAATTGTAATTGCACCTGGATATGGATATACAACTGGGGATACAATCACAGATGG